GATGGAGAGATTACCAATATCACCGCGATTGTAAAGAATCAAATGAAGATGATGAAGCAATTCAAGCAAAAGAAGCAAACACCTTTTGCAGTGGAATGCAAACGATGCAAGAACACCGACAAGCCCGCTATTGTGAATGGTGATGTTGTATGTGCCAAATGCAAGAAGCCGCTAGATCATTTGAGTGTGCCATTCAAGATTATGCTGAAAGAGAACTTGAAGAAGGGAAGCGATATTTGATGATAATTTTTGGGTTTCAATTAAATGATTGGCAATCCGATTATTTGGGGAAGCGCTTGTATTGGTATAGGATAATTCCAGGATATCATTCAGTTACTGTTGCTCATCCTTATAAACCAAATAACGATAACGATAATGAGTGGTATGTGCGTTTTGATTATGATTTAAATTTTCTCAATAAATATTTTCCGAATCCCAATATAACTGGAACTGCCGAAGAAGCAAAACGACAAGTAGATGATTTCCTGATTCGCATGAGTAAATTGAAGGCATTTCTATAATGGGTATCATAAAGTTCGGAGATATCAATTTGCTAGATTGGGATTATTTTAGCGAGAGAGATAGGATATTGCTCCGAAATATAGAACATGGAATTACATTGGTTTCAATAACGGACGAATCGCGAATCAATGTTTGGAGTGTATGGTTTTATGGTGAATTTGGATATCTAAGAGACTTGTTTGGCGATGATAAGATAATTGGAACCGAGGAAGAGGCCAAAAAGCGGGTAGATGATTTCCTAGTTCGCGCGAGCAAATTGACAGTGTTTATTTGAGGTATTATGGTATTACAAGTTGGCAGCATAAAATTATCGGATTGGCGTTTGGTATGGGGAAAGACAGATTGTTGGGCCAGAGATATCCTTATAGGTGGCGTTTTTCATACAGGTCGAGCCGTAGTATTGTCGAAAATTGGAGGAATACTATCAGGTAATTGGGAAGTTATTTTTAATTGGGAATTGAAGTCATATAACGACATCTTTCCAAATAGAAACCTAGTGGGAACCGACGATGAAGTTAAGAAGCAAGTAGATGGTTTCATGATCCGTATGTCAAAACTAACTGCATTCCTATAAAGGCCAGCAATGCTAGAAAAGATAACCGAAGCGTGTAGATTTTTGCTCCATGATTTCCCGGGTGCAGAGAAGGTGCGCGAATATCTTGATTCCCGCCTGACCAAAGAAAGTCAAGAGAAGTTTCATTTCGGTTATTACCCGGGATGGGAAGAGATATCACTACTAACAGACATAGTGGGCGAGGATGCCTTGCTGCAATACGAATTGATTTATTACAAGGACATTGAGGATTCGCTATTCCCCCGCAGCATCCCAGTTTCCAAGTTCGACAAGATGCCGCTAGTGCTGCCGTTTAGGGACGTTTATGGGCAGGTGGTGGGGCTTGTAGCAAGGACGCTACTAGATGAGGCGGGGCAAAAGGAAGCGAAAATCCCAAAGTATAAGAACACGGTTTTCAAGAAGGGCAATTGTTTGTTTGGCCTATATGAGAATAAGAAGGATATTGTAGAACAGGGCAGCGTATATGTAGTGGAGGGGCAGTTCGATGTAATAAAGGCGGGAGAGAGGGGCATAAAGAATATCGTGGGGCTAGGGACTAGTAAGATGACTCCGATCCAGTTTTGCTCGTTGTATAGATATACGGATAATATTTACCTGCTACTAGACAATGATGATAGCGGGCGAAAAGGAAGAAGGCAAATAACGGATAAGTTCGGTAAGATGGCCAATTTCCATAACTTGTATTTGCCGTTGGAGTATAAGGACATTGACGAGTATTTGACGAAGGAGCCTGATGTTGGGGCGGATAATATTTGTTTGAGGATAAAGTGAAGTGTGGTGGGGCGAGCAATAATTAGGCATTAACTATTCCCCTAGCGATGTTATATAGGAAAGTGTTGTGGGCACGATTCGTAAAACAATCACCTAGTGAGGTCATATGGCTAATAGCTATAACAAGAGAAACCCAAGATCGGCGGGCTACCAGTACTTAATTTTGGAAACGGTATGCTCTAATGAGATGATGGAGACGTTTTGTAATGAGGACAGTATTTATAGTAGGTTGAATCCGTTTGAGTATAATGAGGAGATGATTGAGTTGGAGGAACAGTTGAGGGTGGAGTTTTGGAGGGTGGTGAATACGTTATTGACGGATAGACAGAGGGATGTGATAAAATTGCGCTCGGACGGGTTAACGCAGATGGAAGTTGCGAAGAAATTGGGCGTAAATCAAAGTAGCGTGGCGAAAAATTTGCGTGGGAACGCAAATTATGCAGGTGGAACGCCCAAAAATTACGGCGGGTCGACGAAAAAAATTCGCAAGATCATAGAGACTGACGAAAAAATACAGGAGATCCTGGCAAAAATCGCCAGATTGCGCGAAGAAAAGTGGTAAAATCCCAAATCGTCCGATATATAGTTAAGCATGAGTTCCAGTAAACCTAACACTAAAAACACCATATACCTACTGACAAACACCGCTAACGGCAAAATTTACGTAGGCCAAACTTGGTATGATCTACATATCAGGATGGGTAAAGACGGTTGCAATTACAAGAATTCCATCCACCTATATAATGCTATCAAGAAGTATGGCGCTGACAAGTTCCAATATAAGGTATTGGTCCAGGTTAGCTGCCAAACCGTCGCAGACTATATGGAGGACTACTATATTGAACTCTATAATAGCAGGGATCCTAAAATCGGATACAATATCAAAACTGGTGGAAGCGTCGGTAGGCATTCAGAGGAAACAAAGGCGAAAATATCCGCAACGCTAAAGGCGCAAGCTGCCGAATGGACGCCGGAGGAATTGGCAAGAAGATCGGCTCCAGTTGCCGGATGGTGGGCGGGAAAAGAAAGAGGCCCATTGTCAGAAGAACGCAAAGAGGAAGTTTCTCAATTTATGAAGGGGTGGCACGCCGAAAATGAACATCCTATGTCGGGCAAACATCATACTGATGAAGCAAGGGCTAAAATAGGCAAGGCCAATGTAGGCAAGAAACGGGATCCTGAATCGGTAAGGCAGGGCGCCGAAAAACGCAAGATGCCAAAAGAGCGAGAGCAATCTATCATTCAAGCCTACCTATCAGGCAAAATAATAGATGAGATTGAAGTAGAATTCAACACCGGCAGATCGTCAATATATCGAATACTAAATCGAAACAATATATCCCGCGAACGCGACCATAATAGTATGGAAGGCAGGAAACAAACCGAAGAAACCAAGAAAAAGGTTTCCGACGCAAAGAAAGAATGGTGGGCCAACAAGAAAAACTCCGAACTTAACACTTAATTCCACTTACACTACTTACACTTACCTTAATCGCCACGAAACAAAAATCCTCCATAAGGGCTCAGGAGAGCCGAAAGGAACGTATCATGTTAATGTTAATTGAACTGTTTAATAGTTTGCCAAGTAATTACGAGTTTGACGAAAGCGAAGTTTTTGAGCCCGGTCAAATAGCGGCTCTTAAAATCAAAGGCGGAAAGATCTCCGTTGGTGTTTCCGATGGAATTAATCCAATCGGTATTATTGATGATATCAGATCTGAAAAGGCTAGAACCCCAGTATGGGATGAAAAGCATACACTAACTCCAACTCAATATGATCTGAAAGATGGTAAGAAATGTTTGCGCTGCGACTATGTTTTTGATTTGAACCATCCCCGTGGTTTGATACAAAAGTCATTCCATAGTAGTGTTGGTTGTATTTTGGATCCTAAACATGGCTGCGTTACCATATTGAAAGGAACGCCGTTCAATCAAGAAGATGGTATTTTAGTTTCCGTTAATTACGCATACAATACTAGTATGAACGGATTTGAGGATTCCACTACCTATTCTCATAGGTGTACCGTTTGGGAAAAGAGGATGATAGTCAGAACTAACATGTTTGATACTACCGTATCATATCCCAAATTCAGCAGCCTATATGTCGTCAATGGGTTTTTGACTACCACTAGAATGTCATTGGAGCATAAATTCGTCGGTATTGTTTTGGGTCCCCCGACACACGAAAATCCGATGTTGGAGTTTTTATTTGATCCCTCCGTTAGGTTCGAGCGATCTGATGAAAAGGTTTTGTCGGTTATTAGTTGTGCAGATGAAAACAAAGTGAGGAATCTTGTAGTTCCTACGTTTTATGAATCGCAAGTAAATAGGGTTCTAGACGAAAATGACAAACCAACTGGTGAAATAATTCCTTCTAATGAAGTCATCAAGAATAATTTGGGTGCAGCCATAGATTGCGCATTTGAGTCTTTTGTCGAGGATTTTGGTACGGCTATTTTCGTATGCGTAAGACAAAAGGTTAAAGATGATCATATGATCGGAATGTTTTGCACGCCAATAGACGATAAAATTGAAGGTGCAAACAAAATAAACATAGACATTCCTAGAATGAATTTTTCGGAAGTTCTAATCAAAGGTAAGTGAAAGGTGATATAGTATATGGATAACGGGGCGGCATTTGTCGCCCTCGTTTCCAACAAATAATCATGCCATCCTCACCCTACTCCCCTCCCACCGACGATGAACTCCACATCATCACCGATTTCTTCGACACCCTAGACATTCCCCTATGTTTCGGCGGCTGCTATATCTCCTCCAAAGTCCTATACGACATCCTAAATGACAAAGAAAAGCTGAAAATCATCGTCTCCAAGCTACACAACAAAGTATTTTGGTAGCCAAAGGTGAAGTATTGGTGAAGTAAAGGCGAATATTTCGGAATACTTGTATGCATATTTTCATTCACTGGGCATATCAATATTACCCCATGGATGATAGAACGCGTTTTATTTATGGGAGATACGATGCAAAAATTCGCCGTTGATTATTCAAGCCTAGAAAACCAGATCACCAAAAGGGCATACAAACTATCCGATGTCAAGGATCAATTGGAAACCGTAGCGTTCGACGTCGTTCGCTTCTCCGATCCTGATAAATCCACCGATCT